CCACGTACTATTCCTTGGCTCAGGGCAAACACCGTTGGGGTGTAGCCCCCTCCGGCACCGCAGGCAACGCGATCAGCTTCACGCAGGCGATGACGCTGGATGCGAGTGGGAATTTGCTTGTTGGTGGTACTTCTGTTTATGCGGCAACAATTACCTCTTATGCAACTGCAACCAGAAGCGGTGGATTGGGAATTCGCAACAGTGCCGGAACGGCTGCTGGCGCTATTACCACTTACGCTGCGGGTAGTGGTAGCGGCTCAACGGATATAGTTGTCGAATCTGCGGGATTTTTGGCGTTTAACGCAGGCGGCACCACCGAACGCGCCCGCATCACCAGCGGGGGGGATTTGCTGGTGGGGACGACGAATGGAGCAATTACTGTAAATGGGTTAAAGTTTTTGTCTGATGGTAGTTTTTATGCCGTACAAAATTCTGGCGTTACTAGCTCCATTTACAACAAATCAAACTACACAAGCGGCACGGATTTCTTTGCGGATTTTAGGCTTGCCAATACGACAGTTGGTTCTATCTCCGCAAACGGATCAACAACCTCTTACACCACTTCCTCAGACCGCCGCCTCAAAGAAAACATTCAGCCTGCTGATGATGCTGGCGCGGTAATTGACGCCATTGACGTTGTCCAGCACGACTGGAAAGTTGGCGGGCATACCCGCTACGGCATGATTGCCCAAGACCTGCATGCGGTGGCTCCCGAAGCAGTTACCGCAGGCGACGATGGCGACGAAATAGAAAAGACATGGGGTGTGGACTACTCCAAGCTGGTGCCCATGCTCATCAAGGAAATCCAATCCCTCCGCGCCCGTGTGGCCGCTCTCGAATCCAACTGAAAGGAAACAACATGAATTGGTCCATCGCTTCTCTTGACTACACCCTGCCCGAGTGCTGCGTTCAAACCGCCCACTGGCGCGTTTCCAAAACCGACGGTGCCGCCTCTGCGTCCGTCTACGGCACGATCAGTCTGCCGCACAAAGATCACAACGCCCCTGACTTCATCCCCTACGACCAACTCACCGAAGCCACCGTCATTCAGTGGGTCAAGGACGAAATGGGCGCTGACACCGTGGCCGCGCATGAGGCTGCTGTGCAGGCGCAGATCGACGCGCAGCTCAACCCCACCCACGCCTCTGGAACTCCTTGGAGCAACCCATGAACGAACCCAATATCACTCTCACGGATCTGTCTATTAACGACATGAACGTGCTTCTCGCTGGCCTGGGCAAGCTGCCGCTGGACGCCGCATACCCGGTATTCATGAAGGTCAAGGCGCAAGCTGAAGCGCAGATCACGGCACCCGAGCCCGCTAGCTTGAGCGGCTAATATGGAAATCCCCAAGCTCACTCCGGTTGTTCAGTTCTGCACCGCTGCGTTTGCATTGGCGGTGGGGGGCTTTACGGCTGGAGACAAGTTTGGGTGGTGGTCAACGGAGAAGCCAATTCTTGAGTGGGCACCGGAACACTTCAAGATCCAACCCGCCAAGATTGGCACTCCCATAACCGTACAAGTCGCCCGCATCAAGCGGCGCGATGACTGCGCGGTAGAAGGCTTTCTGCCTACTGTGCGTGATGCTTCGGGAATGATCCACGAAGCCACGCCGAGCATGTCTAAGTTCACCGGCCCCGCAAGTCCAGAGGTTGACACCTTCACGTATCAACTGACAATCTCGACCAAGGAAAAAATTACACCTGGGACGGCTACGCTGCTTGCAACGATCACATACAAGTGCCCCGAGGGTCAACGCACAGTGACGTACCCCAAGCACAAGAACCTGACTTTCTTGCTGGAGAAGTAAATGCTTGAACTTGTTGGCGGGGGCTTGCTTGGCTCCATTTTCGGTGGGCTGTTCCGGCTTGCGCCTGAAGTCCTGAAGTTCCTTGACAAAGGCAACGAGCGCAAGCATGAGCTTGCAATGTTCACCCTGCAGACCGACCTTGAGAAGGTCAAGGGTAACTTCCGCATGGAAGAGAAGTACGTGGACTACTCCACAGAACAGCTCAAAGCCATTCAGGAAGCCTTCAAAGAGCAGTCCACCACCGCCAAGGAAGCAGGCAGGTTTGTCTCAGCCGTCTCCGCGCTTGTCCGCCCCGGCATCACCTGGGCGCTGTTCTTCATGTACGCCACAGTCAAGGCTGCAGGGCTAGGGATTGCGCTTAGTTCTGGCGCTCCTTGGCAAGATGTGGTTTTGAAGGGCTGGAGTGCTGATGACTTTGCAATGCTGAATATGTGCCTGACATTCTGGTTTGTCGGAAGAAGCATTGAGAAGTACCAGAAATGAAGGAAGCTATTCAACTCTCCACAGAAGGGCTGATCAAGCCCTTTGAGGGCTACCATAAGAAGTTGCCTGACGGGGGTTGTTTGGCTTACCCAGATCCGGGTACTGGCGCTGAACCTTGGACTATTGGGTGGGGGTCAACGGGGCCTGATATACGCCCTGGAACGGTATGGAGCTTGGAAGCGGCGCAGGCTCGACTGTCCGCAGAGGTTGCGCACTTTGCAGTGGGCGCTCTCAAGATGTCTCCTGGCTTAAAGAATGCGTCTCCTCGTCAGTTCGCTGCGATCATTTCGTTTTGCTACAACTGCGGACTCGGAAACTACCGTATCTCTACGCTCAAGAAGCGGGTAGACGCCAAAGACTGGTCGGGCGCGCAGGAAGAAATCGTGAAGTGGAATAAGGCCGCTGGCAGAGTGCTAAAAGGCTTGACCATTCGGCGGCAAGCTGAAGCCAAACTTTTGGGGTAAATATGCCTGTTGCAGCAGTAATGACCTATGCCAGCTTGGCGGAAGACATCGAGACCTATCTCGAAAGAACAGACCAAGCCACGATAGACAAGATCCCGACCTTCATCATGTTGGCCGAGCAAGTCTTGGCGGCAGACCTGAAATTTTTGGGGAACCTGACGGTTGCCACATCAAACATGGTGCAAGGCCAAGCCACCATTGATAAGCCTGCTCGGTGGAGAAAGACAGTCTCCATGAACGTCACCGTTAGCGGTCAGAGGCAACCCATCCTGCTTCGCAAGTATGAGTACCTGCGCGAGTATTGGCCTGATCCCACCCAGGAAGACACGCCAAAGTTTTATTGCGACTACGACTACACGCATTGGTTGGTGGCCCCAACGCCTGCGGATGATTACTCGTATGAAGTCTTGTACTACGAGCGCCTAGCTCCTCTAGACACATCAAATCAGTCGAACTGGTTTACCCAATACGCTCCACAAGCGTTGCTGTATGGATCATTACTGCAGGCAATGCCGTTTCTGAAGAACGACGAAAGAATGCAGATGTGGCAGGCACAATATGATCAAATCGTCAATGTCCTGAAGACCGAAGACACGCTCAGGATTGGCGACAGGCAAGCGGTTGCGAAGGATTCCTGATGAGCTTCAATAGTCCATTTACCGGGAACGTCATCCAGCCGACGGATGTCTCGTATCGCAGTATCACTCTGTCGGCTAACACGGCTCTTTCGTGGCCGATCAACGGTAACGCGACAGATGACTATGCTGCGCGGATCATGGACGTTACGGCGTCTGCTGGTTCGCTGCAACTGGCTATGCCGCCTGCCAATCAGGCATCTGTTGGTCAAGATGCCCTGATCCGCAACATCGGTGCGAATACCTTTGTTGTCACTGACTACAACGGCAACACGATTGTTTCGATTGCCGCCAGTGAAGCAAAGTACATCTACATCAAGACAAATGCTACTACCGCGGGAACGTGGGGGATCATTGCGTTTGGTGTAGGAACGTCCAATGCTGATGCCGCGACCCTTGCTGGGTACGGGCTGAAGGCCATCAGCAATACGCTGAATTCTGCGTTCCCGGTCAATACTTTTGGCTCGAACTACACGGCTGTTGCCTCAGATAGAGCAAGCACTTATGTCTGGACTTCGGGGGCCGGGACGCTGACGCTTACATCGGCCACGACTCTTGGTGATGATTGGTACGTTTTGGTACGTAACGGAGGAACTGGATCGTTGTCGATTGCTCCATCTGGCGGAGATTCGATCAACGGCGAGGCAGCAATTGATCTGCAGCCAGCAGACTCTTGTCTGATTGCGTGCTCAGGAGCGGCGTTTTACACAGTAGGTCTTGGCAGAAATACCCTCTTCAACTTTACTCAGTTGACAAAGGCTGTTACGTCTGGGATTTACACGTTGTCGCCTTCTGAGGCGTCAAATGTCGTACAAAAGTACACGGGTACTCTGTCTGGCAACGTGCAGATCAACCTTCCCCAGACCATTCAAGTTTATTACATCACGAATCAAACCAATGGCACTGGTGCTGGGTATGACATAACCTTTACCACTGGAGTTGTTGGTTCTGGATCAGCTTCAGTTCCTGCTGGTCAGCAGGTGATTCTGCTTTGTGATTCTGTAAACCTTTACAACGCATCTACGATTGCCGCAGGCGCTTCAACAATCTCGTTGGCTAACGGAACTGTTGGTGCTCCGGTGTTGAACTTTGCCAGCGAAACATCGTCTGGAATGTATCGACCGGGATCGGGTGAGATTGCGTTTTCAATACTTGCGACCAAGAGGTTTGGCCTTACAGCCTCGGGGTTGACAATCACTGGTGCGGGGACTTTCACTGGCGGCGTTCAAGGCGGTACGTTCTGATGACTGCAAAAGTCTTCGCTCTTGATACGAAATCTGGCATCCAGAGGGATGGAACTATCTTTGATAAGCAGTTCTATAGCGATGGTCTTTGGGTTCGGTTTCAACGCGGAAGACCTCGAAAGATTTCAGGGTACAGAGTCATATCCAGCCAGCTTAGCGGCCCGTCAAGAGGAATTTGGGTTAATGCTCAAGACAGCTTTAACTACATTTTCAGCGGCTACAGTGATGGATTACAACAGCTTGTAATTGACGACAGCGGCGTTGGCGCTGGTGTTTCAGATTTCACTCTGAGTAACTTTACTGCAAGTGTCCTGAACCTCTGGCAGTTTGATGGGTTCTATGATGTAGATGGCTCAGGCAACGCTTCTTTGCTGGCGCATCCTGGGCAGAACCTAGAAGCAACAGACGCAACGGTAAACACACCTGTGTTGATTGGCGACATCAATGGAATCACGATGTCGCAGATCGGCGTGTTTACTGATACTGCCACCACATCAAGCGGTCTGCCTACAGTCACTCTAGCGGCCACCAACCTTTTGATCGGTGCTGGCCAGTCTGTTACTGGAGCAGGAATTCCGGCAGGAACGACAGTTGTCTCTGTATCCACCACAACTGTCACGCTATCCAACAATGCCACCGCATCGGCTACGGTAACCCTGACGTTCAACAACAACATTGAAGTCTCTGGCGGCGTTGTGACGCTTCACCCGTATGTGTTTGTCTACGGGAACAATGGGCTGATTAAGAACTGTTCTGCGGGTAATGCGCAAGACTGGGTGTCTGCAGATGCAAACGAGGTCAATGTAGCTACAGGGAAGATCGTTCAAGGCCTCCCTGTGCGCGGCGGATCTGCCTCTCCCAGTGGGCTGTTCTGGAGCTTGGATAGCCTCATCAAGGTGAGTTTTATTGGTGGCCAAGGCACCCCGGCACAGTATTGGCGATATGACATTGTTTCAAGCCAGTCTTCCATCCTGTCAAGTCAGTCTGCTATTGAGTACGACGGGGTGTACTACTGGTGTGGCGTTGACCGATTCCTTCTGTACAACGGTGTTGTCAAAGAGATCCCCAACGACCTAAATCAAAACTACTTTTTTGACAACCTGAACTACACGCAGCGTCAAAAAGTATGGGTAACCAAGGTACCTCGTTTTGGTGAGGTTTGGTGGTTCTACCCGCGGGGAGAGTCAACTGAATGCAATGACGCAATCATCTACAACATCCGAGAGAACACTTGGTATGACGCTGGGCAGGCATTGGGGGCCAGAAGGTCTGCTGGTTACTTTTCGCAGGTGTTTGCCTATCCAGTAGCCGCGGACTGGGAGACCTCTGAAGAGGTGGAAGTCACTACCGCTACGGTTAACGCAACAACAGGAAGTTATTGGTTGTTGTTGGATACCTATAACGTCGAAGTAGTGATCGGCCTGATGATTGATGGCACAAACATCGCTAGTGGAGCATTGGTGGATGCCATCACATCCAGCAACATCAAGACGCTAGGGGCCATCACTGGTGGATCTGGATACCCAAATGCAACGTATACAAACGTACCTTTGACTGGGGGCTCGGGGGCTGGAGCTACCGCTACGGTCATAGTTAGTGGCGGCTCCGTGACGTCTGTAACTGTAACCAGTCCTGGCGCAGGGTATGCTATTGGAAACACTCTGAGCGCAAGCAACACGAACCTTGGTGGTTCTGGGGCGGGATTTTCTGTTCCTATCTCTGCGATTTATGTGCAGGGCATTCAGATGTCGTTGGTTGCAACAGGAACCGGGTCAAGCACAGCCACATTCAGCACAGAGCCTGATCGAATTCAGGTCTATCAACATGAGTACGGCGTCAATGCTATTGACGGCACGACTGTGACGGCTATTGAGAGCTACTTCGAGACTAATGATCTCGGATGGGTGTCAGGTGGCCCTACGCAACCTGCAATGGAAGGCGCAAATAGGTGGTTGAGGCTTGAGCGTGTAGAGCCAGACTTCATCCAAGAGGGCGACATGGAGTTGATTGTGACGGGGCGTCCGTATGCGCAATCAGAAGATGTTGAGTCTGCCCCCTATACGTTTGCCCCAAATACGAACAAAATTGACATGAAGGAACAGCGCAGAGAGTTGCGTCTGAAGTTCGTGTCAAACGTGGCAGATGGTGACTACCAATTAGGGCGAGTCATCTTGAGTGCGGACATCGGTGATGTCAGGGGTTATTGAGTCTCTGAAGGAGTAAATCATGGCAAATGCCATCTATCCGAAGTACAAAGAAGCCATCTTGGGTGGCGGCGCGAACACTGATCTGTTGACCGGAACTGTCAAGGTTGCTCTGGTTGACACAGGAACTTACACCTACAACGCGGCGGATCAGTTCTTGACGTCTCTGACGGGCGTTGTTGGTACGGCTCAGACGATTGGTGCCACCAAGAGTGTGACCAACGGTGTGTTTGACGGCGGTGATGTGACCTACACCAGTGTCACAGGGGCCAGCGTTGAGGCTCTGGTGATCTATATTGATACCGGAAGTTCAGCAACCTCTCGTCTGGTTGCTTACATTGATACCTCTGTCACTGGTTTGCCGGTCACGCCCAATGGCGGCAATATCACGATTACTTGGAACGCCAGCGGCATCTTTGCGCTGTAAACCATGACGGCGCTGTATCACGCCTATACGCAGACGGTTGCGGATGGGACAGCGACATCTGTCGTTCGTCCCAGTGACTGGAACTCTGCGCACGTTCAAGGACAGACCCTCTCCGGTAATACGGCGGGGGTGTCGTCTTTCACGGGGACAAACTTTGTCCTTCAAGGCGGGAACAACGTCACACTGAGCGCCGCCACAGCGGCAGGCGCAGCCACCATCATCATCAGTGGGGCCAACACGGTTGCGCAGACCGTGCAGACTCAAGCCTCGGGTGCCATTGCAGGCACAGGGTTTACCAGCACTACGACGGCTGGAACCGCCATCACGGCGGCTATGGGAACCAACGGCCTGAGTATGGCCGTGCCCCAGTTCATCACGACCTTCGTAAACGATCAAACTTCCGGTAGGGCTGGGACTGGGTTCACCAGCACAACTACAGCGGGCACTGCTGTTACTGCGGCGCTTGGGACCAATGGCCTCTCAATGGCTATCCCAGCGTACATCACGACCTTTGTCAACGACCAGACATCGGGGCGGGCAGGCACTGGGTTTACATCGACCACTACGGCAGGCACAGCGATCACTGCTGCGTTGGGTACAAACGGCCTTTCGATGGCCGTCCCGGCGTTCATTACGACGTTTGTCAATGACTTGACTTCAGGTCGAGCGGGGACGGGGTTTACAAGTACCTCAACAGCGGGCACAGCAATAACCGCTGCCTTGGGAACGAATGGCCTGTCAATGGCCGTACCTCCGTTTATCACCACCTTCGTTAATGACCTGACCTCAGGCCGCGCTGGAACCGGATTTACTTCAACGACCACAGCGGGAACAGCAATCACGGCAGCTCTAGGCACAAACGGTCTGAGCATGGCGATCCCGGCTTTCATTACAACGGCAACGCAGTCAACACAGACTCAGGCATCAGGCGCTATTGCAGGGACCGGGTTTACATCAACGACAACGGCTGGAACGGCGGTCACCGCAGCCCTGGGCACCAACGGCCTTTCTATGGCCGTACCTGCTTTCATAACGACCTTCGTTAATGATCTGACCTCTGGACGGGCGGGTACTGGGTTTACCTCAACGACCACCGCAGGCACCGCAATCACGGCGGCTCTCGGGACCAATGGCCTTTCGATGGCCGTGCCAGCGTACATCACTACGTTTGTTGCTCAAACCACTCAGACGCAACCGGCAGGCAACATCGCTGGCGTGGGCACTACGCTCGCCCTAACAAACATTACCGGCACGTTGAATGTCGGCACCAATGGCGTAGCTTTGTCTTTGAGTGGCAACGCTGCTGGTGGTGGCGGTGGTGCAGCGTTGCAAGGCTCGGGAACCTACACACAGAACACGGGCACGATCCAGTTTGCCAACAGCAACGGCGTCACGTTTGGTCTGAGCACCAACCAGATGACTGCATCCGTGAAGACGGACTACGCTGGTACGGGGTTCACCAGCACCACAACGGCTGGTACGGCAATCACGGCTGCGCTGGGTACGAACGGCTTGACGATGGCTGTTCCGCAGTTCATCACAACCTACGTGAATGACTTGACCTCTGGTCGAGCGGGCACAGGCTTCACCAGCACGACAACTGCTGGCACGGCAATCACTGCCGCACTTGGCACGAACGGACTGTCAATGGCAGTCCCGGCATACATCACAACCTTTGTCAATGACCTGACCTCTGGGCGGGCCGGTACGGGCACTACGCTTGCCACCACAAACATCAACGCCACTCTGAGCGCGAACACCAACGGGGTGGCGCTGTCTATGAGTGTTCCAGATGTGGACTTCAACGCGTGGAACCTGCTGGGCAACACCGCTGGAACGACGGCCACGACGGTCACTACGCAAGGGGCACTTTTCCTCCAAGGCGGCAACAACATCACCCTGAGCGGGAACTCAAATACCATCGTCATCTCTGCGGGTGCGGGTGGTGGCACGACCAACCAGACGGGTCCGAACATCGCCGTAGCGGGCTCGACCATTACCTCGGGCACAGTTCTGTTCAGCAACGCCAATGGCGTGTCGTTCGGGCTTAACGGCTCAACCATGACGGCGTCCATCATTGCAAACAACACCTATGACGGGTGGGCTCCCTACGCTGATTTGATGATGGTTGCCGGTCAGCAGGGGCAGGGCACTCTGTACATTGAACCTGAGCACTCTCCGTACTACTTCCAAGACCGGGTTGGCGTCCCAATTGCGTACAGCAATGCCAACAACTCAACAGGTTCAGTGACGCTTAGCTATTGGATGGGGTTCTATACCCAGAACGGCAGTACGCTCTCGTTAAGCGCCAGCACTTCATTTAGTACGGGTTTCACATTCTCTGGGACAGTAGGCAGCTATTCTTTGTTCTCAGGTATGCGATTGCTCACCTTCCCGTGGGCGTTGACGGTTCCAGAACAGGAAATTTACGTTGCGCATTTGTCTCGTAGCACGACAGCCGGTGCAAACGCATCGATCTCTCAAATGCTGGTCAGCAACGTCAACAGCAACTATGTTGGGTTCTTCGGGCAATCACACAACACGACTCAGCAGTGGACACAGGGTCAGGGCGTTTATTCCGCAACAACGTCGGGGATGCCCAACAGTATTGCGTTTAGCCAGATTCGCGGGTCTGACTCAAACAACTTCCGCGCCCCTGCGGTCATGTTCATCAACAGTACGGTGTAAGTATGGACATCAGTGACTTTGATGGGTGCCAGAGAGTTACGGTTGACGACATTGTCTACATCGTTTTGGCTATCCCGGTGCCAAGAATTGCACTCTGCGTTCGGGAGTCTGACGTAACTTTTGGCGCACCGTATGTGCCCACACTGATTGTTGAGATGCCCTGATGCAGCCACAAATCATCTCTTCCTATGACGGCGGCGCACA